AACTATATTAAATATTAATGAATCTATATGTTTGCATAATAAATTATGAATAATAGAAACATTTGTTTTATCTAATGTTATTTTATGTCTAATTAATTCTTCTTTTAGAGAATATAAATAATTATTCATATCTTTTCTATAAATTAAGAAGATAAAAAGATGGATGAATTTATGAAAGTAGATTTTAAAGATATATGGCTTCCTGATAATTTAAAAAATGGAAGAATTAATATTATTGATAATCAATCATTATATGCCGAATATAGAAAACCAGCAATTAATACGGAAGATATTAATAACTCAGTATCTCGAAATATCGCATCAACTGATCTTTCTACTGCTTTTTTTTCTAAAAAAAATATTCAAAAAATACAAAATGATATAATTAATGATGTTTATATTAAAAGTAATAAAGAATTTGTTATTAGTAATCAAAGTGAAAGAGAATTAATCATTATTATGAGGTCTTATTATTTACAATATGGCAAGAATTTACCATCTGATATTAATATTCAAATACAAACTTTAAATAAATACGTCATTGATTGGTCTGTTGAAGAAATAATTAAAAATATTAATCAATACATATATTATAAAAAATCAGTTAGTTCTTTACCTATGCCTATGGAACGTGCACAACTACCATCGCAAAAAGGAACTAAAACACTTGAAATAAAATCATATATATAAATAGAAGTTATTATGACAGATAAAAAGAATGATAATATATCTAATTATGATATGACTATATACAACATTAAAAGAGAAAATATGTTTAAAGGAACTATATTAATGTGTATTATTTATGCTATATTTGCATTTATTCTTATAATTTCCGCATATGTATCTGAAAATATTAAAATATTATTATTCGAAAGATTTTTACCATTCACTCTTATTTATATAATAGGAACTATTATAATTATATTAGTATTTGTTGCTTTTATTTTTAGTTTTAAAGCAGAAAAATTAGATAATACGAATGAATATCCTATTGTATCTTGTCCTGATTATTGGAAATTAGAAATTGTTGATGAATATGACACGAAAACATCATTTGATACAAAAAACTATGATAATAATTTATTTAAATACAAATGTGTAATGGATGATAAAATATTTAGCAAACATGATATATTTACATCTACGAAGAATAATAGTGAAGATCATCGTGGTTTTAAATTAGCTAATATTCATGGTGTAACAAGTAATATTGATTTATATGATGATACATATAAAATTAAATTAAATAAGTTGAATGATGACAATTATTATAAATATACTAATATTTATAAAGATATAACTAAAGTAAATTATAATAATGATGATCTTAAGTATATAATTGATACAAAAATATATACGTCTAATGATTTACGATCTAACTTAACAGAAGCTTCATTTGCTATGAATAATTATGTTAAAGATGGAAATAATTATAAATCAATACATTCAACTAGTAATAATTTATCACATAATATACCACCTGTTATATGGAGCGCTCAACATACAGATCAAACTTCTTCTACCGCATACGCACATAATGATATTGATGGTGAGAATATATCTGCAATTATGGATTGGAATGGATATACATATGATAAACATTTAAAACGTTTTGGAAAACAAGATGCTTATATATATGTAAATGGAACTTCAGTATTTAAAGTTGGAACTATTAAAATATTAGATAATAATAGTAATTTAATATATATTTCAGAAACTACTATACGATCATCTCAAATTTCGCTAGATAACGCAATTGATAATGCTAATGGTATAACTATATATAATGGATATATTCATGCTAGTGCACCAAGTGCTAATTTGAAAGAAGGTCATAATGTAAAAATAGTAATATATAAAAAAATAGGTAATATAACTTATGATGATGCAACGAGAAGTGGTGGTACTAATAGTAATATACCATTAGTATGTGATAGAATGTATCCGGCGTTTTTAGCACATATGGACGATAAAAATGATAGTAAAAATAAATTACGATGTGCTTATTCTAAAATATGCGGTGTAACATGGAGTGATATGAATTGTAAATAAATATATATAAACAATTAAACCATTTTTTTAATAATGAGTAAATATATAAGAGGTGATTTATTAATTTATACAAATAATGGAATAAAAAGAATTGATAAATTACAGACTACAGATATGATATTAAATAAAAATAATCAATATAGTAAAATTATTGATTTAAATAAAACTAATAAGAAAAATTATTATTTATATAGAATAAAAGTTTCAAATACTATTGATAATTATTATTTAGATGGTAATAATAAAATATTATGTATTCAAAATATTCCATATGACTTAAAAATAAATGAATGTATTAATTTTATTAATGATAATCTTCGTATATCATCGCCGTCATTTATTCCTATTAATAATATAACTGAATTTGATTATGTAGCATTTCCATATAATAATGAAAATAATGAAAATAATGAAAATAATGAAAAATATAGATTTAATGGATTAATATTATTAGGTGAAACATCATTTAGTTTAAATAATAATTTAAATAAAAATACAATTGGATTTTTAAATAAATATTTACATAATAATAATATACCATATGATATATTTAATAATAATATAACAACTACTATTAAATTTAATATGAATGATATTCATGATAGAATAACAGAAGAAGATATTAGTAATTTATCAAAAAATGCTATTATTGATATAATTAAAGGTTTTAGCGAATTATATTCGGTAATAAACACAACAAATAAGAAAGATTTTTATATATTAAAAAATATATTTATTAAAATAGGTATATTATTGAATGCGAATTATATAAATAATTCATATGTAATAAAAATACCAAATGTTGAAGAACCTACAATTGAAAATAATTATTTCATATATGATAATTATATATGGTGTAAAGTTAAAAAAATAAATAAAACCGATAAATATACAGGTGTTTTATATTCATTAAAAACTGAAGATACTATTGTAAGTGAAATAGGTATTATTTCATAACAGCTTTAATATTATGATGATAATTATAATTAATTAAATTAAAATCATTAAATGTTAAACTTTCAATCCATTTTATTTTTTCTTCAATTGAAATATTAATATCTATTTCTTTTGTAATTTCAATATTTGGAAAATTGAATGGATTTCTATTTAATTGTATATCTACAGCATCTATATGTTCTTCATATAAATGACAATCACACATACTAATAGCGATTTCTTTAACTTTCATTCCAGAAACTTTAGCAATTATTAATGTTAATAATGCAGTTGATGCAATATTGAATGGTAATCCTAAAAATAAATCAGTAGACCTCATATACATCATACAACTTAAATATTCATTATTTTTATAAAAATTATAAAGAATATGACATGGAGGAAGTGCTTGTTGTTCTAATTGACATGGGTTCCACGCAGTCATTATAATTCTTCTGCTATTTTCTACTTTTAATTCATTCAAAACATATTTTAATTGATCTATAATACCATTAAATGAACGCCATTGATATCCATAAATTGGTCCTAAATATCCAACATCATAATCAAAAAAACCATTAGCATCTAAATATTCTCTCGATGAGTTTCCTTTCCATATATTAACTCCTTTTTCTTCTAATTCTTTAGAATTAACAGAACCTCTTAAAAACCATAATAATTCTTCAACAACACCTTTAAAAAATATTTTTTTAGTAGTTAATAAAGGAAATCCATTATTATTAATATCAAATTTTAATAAATGCCCGAAATATGAATATGTAATACCATTACGTGTATTTTTTATAATTCCATTTTCTTTAACTAATTTTAGTAAATCTAAATATTGTAATTCATCGTTATTTGTCATATATAAATAAAAAATGAAGATATATTTATATAATTTTAGGATAATAAATGCAAACAGGTATAATATCATTCGGCGATAGAGTAGCATGGAATATTAAATGTAATACGACAAAAGATATAATATTAAATGAATTATTAAATTTATATGGGGTTAGAATAATACAAAAACATTATTATAATATTGATGATAATAATATTAAACATTTAAATAAAGTTCCTCATTTAATTTCATTAAGATCTAATGGTAATAGATATTATATATATTTTACATTATATAATGATACACCAATAATTTATTTTATAGATATGAAAATACATACAGGATATGAAAAACCACGAATAATATTAGCAAGGGGGTTATTTGATAAATCATTATTTAAAAATACATTATTAGATGGTGAAATGATTAAAACGAATGAAAATAAATGGATATTTATTATTAATGATATTATAGCATTTGAGGGGAAAAAATTAGATAATTTAATATTACCTGAAAGATTAAAAATTATATATTCATTATTAGAAAATAAATATACACCTGATTCAATATGTGATGTATGTTCTTACAAAGTTAAAAATTATTATTATTTATCAAAAAAATCACTTCAAGAATTATTAACAATTTCAAAAGAATTGAATTATACATCAAGAGGAATATATTTTTCATCCTATTATTTAAAATATAAACCAAAACTATTTAATTTTAATGATAATATTATTGTATCAGTTCAAAAAAAAATAAAAGATACAACAGAGTTTAAAGAATTATTACCATCAGTTCCTATATCAACAATATTAACATCTAATATTCTTTCAACATCAAATATAACACCGATTATTAATATAAATACTGATGAAAATATTAAAGAATTATGGATTTCTAAAACAGATGAACCAGATATTTATAATATATATGATAATCATAATATACTTACTTCTAATAAAATAGGTATTGCGTTTATTGCTTCTCTTCAAGATAGTATTAAAATGAGAAATATATATAAAGATAAGAGTATGACAATTACATTAAAATTTAAATGTAGATATAATGAGAAGTTTAAGAAATATCAACCTATAGAACAAATTATATAAAAAATGATTATTACAATTATAATATTAAAATATGTTTTATTATGCTGTTGCTATAGGTCATAAAACGGGGGTATATAATAAATGGGAAGATTGTAAAAAAAATATTGAAAATTTTAAAAATCCAATATATAGAAAGTTTGATAATGTCGATGATGCTAATAATTTTATTTTAAAATACAAAGATAAAACAATAACTAAAATAGATGATAAATATGATAAAGATAGTATATATGTATATACAGATGGTGCATGTTTTAATAATGGTTCAAAAAATGCAAAAGCTGGAATAGGTATATATATATCAGATGATAATATAAATAATGTATCTCGTGAATTAGAAGGAGATAAATTAACTAATAATATTGCTGAATTAACAGCAGCAATAGAAGGAATTAATATAATAAAAAAACAAGATATTAAAAATAAAGTAATTGTTACAGATTCAGAATATGTTATTAAATGTGCTACTACTTATGGTGCTAAATTAGCTGCAAATGAATGGAAGACCTCAAAAGATAAAACACCTCCAAATGTTGAATTAGTAAAACGATTATATGAACTTACAAATAAATATAAAATTAATTTTAAACATATTATGGCACATACAGATAATAAGGATATTCATTCATTAGGTAATTATAATGCTGATAAATTAGCAAATGAAAGTATTCAAGTATCTAAACAACATGATGGATTATTTCCACCTATTAAAAAAGATAATGAAAAAATTATTTATTTGAATGTATCATTTGCGGAAAAAGATAAAGCAAAAGCAAAAGGTGCTAAATGGAACCCTGAAAGAAAAAAATGGTATATTTATGAAAATAATGAATATAAAGATGAATTATTAAAAATGTATTCTTAATATTTTTATTTATATAATAAAAAATTGATTTATATTATAAATATTACAATATAAGTCTAAAATGTCTAAAATTAGTTGTGAAAAATGTGGTAAAGAGTTTAATAATAAATCTAATTATATTAAACATCAAAAAAGAAAAACTCCATGTGTTAATAATAACAAATTTAAAGATTTAATTAATAAAACAGTTGAAGAAAAAATAACAATTGATACATCAACTTTTAATGAATTAAAAAAATATTATGATGAAATATTAAATACTAATAAAAGCACATATAAATCAAGTAATGATGAACCTACGCCGATTGATTGCATAAGTGAAATGATAAGTAAAATACCAAATGAGTTATGGGAAAAAAATGATTTAGCTATATTAGACCCATGTTGTGGTAATGGAAATTTCAGTATTCCTATTACATTTGAATTATTAAAATATCATGATATAAAAACAATATTAGAAAAAATATTAGAATTTAATGATATTAATGAAAATAGATTAGAAAATGTGCGTAATGTATTTTGTAATGAAAAATACAATTTACAAATAACTAATCATGATTTTATTAGATATAATAATAATAAAAAATATGATTTAATTGTTGCTAATCCACCATATGCAAAATTATTAGAAAATGGTAAAAGAGCATCTAAAAATCATAACTTAATTAAGGATTTTATCGAAAAAGCATTATCACAGCTAAAACCTAATGGTTATTTATTATTTATTACACCTGATAATTGGATGTCTTATGCTGATAGAAATATATTAATTGAAATAATTACAGCATTACAAATAATTCATTTAGATATACATACTGCAAAAAAATATTTCAAAAAAATAGGTTCAAGTTTTACTTGGTATATAATTCAAAATTGTGCTTTCTATAAAAATATTAATGTTTCTGGAATATGGAAGAAAAAAGAATATGTTAGTTCAGTCATATCAAAACAACGTAAATATATTCCATTATTATATAATCAAATGGTTCAAAATATATTATCAAAAACAATTGATAATAAAGCACTACCAAAATTTCAAATTAAAACCAGTAGTGATTTACATAAATATACTAAAGCTGAATTTATTAGTGATGAAAAAACAGATATTTTCAAATACAAATTAATTCATACACCAAGTCAAATTGTGTATTCATCTAGACCTCATAAATTTCAAGAAGGATATAAAGTATTTATATCAACAACTGATAAATATAATGTATTTATCGATAATTGCGGAATGACACAATCAATTGTATTTATAATATGTTCTAATGAGGAACAAGCAAAAAAATATTTACAAATATTACAACATCCATTATATGTATTTATAAATAATATTTGCCGTTGGGGAAATTTTAATAATATAAGAATATTACAAAATTTTCCTATTCCAACTATAGAATATTCTGGAAATCACGAAGAATTATATAATTATTTTAATATTGAAAAAGAAGAAATTGAATATATTCATGATAATTTATAATCAGGATCGCAATTGTCGCTTAATATTGGATATTCATTATAATTTTTTTTTATAATCTTCCAAAAATGTGCTTTCGTAAGCATGATATGTTTGTGCGGCTATTTTTATTTTTTTACCGAAAATTTCAATAGTAATTTCTGTTTTTGGTAATTCATATCCATACATTTGAATTTTGCAACCTAAATTCAAGTAAAACACAAGTGTGTTATAAATAAAAGCATTTGTTTTAGAACAATTGCCTGATTTTCCTCTTTCTTCTATATGATGACCACAAAGATAAGATGCTACCCTTCCTTTAAGTCCTGTTCTTGTTCCGCCTATTTTAACAATCATATCATTAATTACAATTAAATATAACCATTCAGTTTTTTTATTAAACACATCTGTTGAAATTGTTGGAATAAACTGAATTAAAGTATTCCTTTTTTTATTTCCTTGTTTTTTTCCAGATGTAAATAATTCATTATCTAAAACTATATCTGCTATTAAAATAAAATGTTCTTTTCTATTGTATTCCTGAAATGGAATAGTTTTATCTGTTGATATTAATTTAATCCAATTTTTTATTAATGAACTCTCATAAAAATCATTAATATTTGCTAATCCAGAAATATCAGTATTATATATTGTTTTATTCATCTTTTATTTTATTTCAATTTTAATAAATCATTTTTTTATGAAAAAAAACAATTTAAATTATAAATTATAGATATTATTTATATTGAATGAAAACACATAAAATCATTACGCAATAGCAAAATCGTTGTTATAGTATAATAAAGGTAAGCATTTTGTAATAAAATATAATCATTATAAATATTCAAAAAATATGGAATAAATATAAATAGATTAATTAAGTATTTATAGTATAAAGAGTAAATTAAGAAATAAAAAAAATTATAAATGATTTATATGGATAAATTTATATAATAACGAATATTTATTTTTGTTTTTATTTTAAAATAATATTATAATTAAAATCATAAATGTATAATCAATATATTTATGAACTACCTTCACATAAAAGAATTATAGTAATTGGAGATATTCATGGTGATATTAGAAGATTTAAAAATATTTTAGTTAATGCTAAAATTATTAATAATGATTTGGAATGGATTGCTGAACCACCCGAAACAATTATAATTCAATTAGGAGACCAAATAGATAGTTTAAATAGATTAACAAATATTGAATGGGAAGTATTAAAAGACTATGAAATGATATATTTTACGGAACATTTAAATCTAATTGCACGTGCTAAAGGAGGTTATTGTATATCTCTAATTGGAAATCATGAATTAATGAATGTAATAGGTGATTTTTCATATGTATCTAAAAATAGTTTATGTGATAGTAGAATAAAATTATTTAAACCAAAAGGTTCAATTGCATTATTATTAGCAAAAAGACCATTAATATTTAAAATAGATGATTTATTATTTTGTCATGCAAAATTAAATATAAATCACTTAAATATTTTAAAAAAACATAATAAAGATATATTTTATCTAAATGAATTGTGGAGAAATTATTTAGAAAATGAAAAAATAAATATAGAAGATAAAGAAATTATTGATGAAATAATTATTGGTTCTAATGGTATTTTATGGAATAGATTAGAGAATGATAAAATATCTACTCAAGAATTATTTAAGGAATTAAATATTACTTATATGTTTCTAGGTCATACTTCATATGATAAGATATTATTAAAAGATAATCAAATATGGTATTGTGATACTGGTATTTCACGAGCATTCGGTAAAAATAATTATCAATATTTAGATATTAAAAATATTAATATTAATATTGAAACTGTTAGAGAATGATATTAATCATCATCATTAATAAATAAACATTTCTTTTTATTATCATTATTATCATTATCTTCATCATTATCTTCATCATTATTTGTTGAAACTAATTCATTATCTATATATGTATTTACAGAATAACCATTAGATTTATAATAATTAATTCTTTTATTACCTTTATATTTAAATATTGAAAAATCATCATAAATATCTATACATAATGGAATATATTTTCTTTCTGATTTTTTTTCTCGTAATATTCGTCCAACAGATTGTTGAATATCACTAATAGGACTTGCTAATATAATTGTATTTAATGTAGGAATATTTAAACCTTCACTACTCATTTGATAAGTAGCTAAAATAATTTGTTTAGTTGCTGAAATATCTAAATCAGTCATACGCATTCCGCCTATATAATATCCATAAGATGAAGATGCAATATTATTTAATATAATTAATTCTTCAATATCTTTTAATTGATTTTTTCTTTCAGATAAAATTAAAACTTTTCTATCATTATCTTTTTTTAAAATATCAATTAATAAATTAATTATAAAAATAGTTCGTGGTTTATAATTACAAATATTATTAACCATAGAAACCATATTTATAGAACCATTATACATTGTTTTTATACTGCTATAATTCAAATCATGCACAAAATATTTATGAATATTTACAATCATATTACATTCTTTTTCATTAGTTTTCATTTTATAAACTGATTTTCCCAAATACCATTCAAATACTTTTCTTAAACCATCTTTTCTATTTAAGGTTGCAGATAAACCTAAACTAATTCTAATATTCATTTTTCTAAATGCTCTTGAAAAAACTTCAGATGCTATATGATGACATTCATCAATAATTACTAAACCAAAATCATTAAATATTTTATTATCATATTCTTTCATAGCTAAAGATTGTAATGTTGCAATAACAATATCCTTATTATCTACATCAATTATTTTTTGTTTAATTTTTCCAATTCTTGCGTCTGGAACAAATTGTTTAATACTATTGATAAATTGTTCGTTTAAAAAATCTTTATGAGATATAAATAATGTTTTCTTTTTAAAATAACATGCTACATATATTGCCATAATCGTTTTACCAAATCCACATGGAACACTGATAATTCCACCTAATTTCTTTTTATTAGTAACATTATCTATAAATGCATTTATCGGTTCCTGTTGAATATCTCGTAATTTTCCATTAAAATTTAATAAAGGACAATCAACGCCTGTACTTAAATTATCATCTAATGGAAATCCATATTTTTCAATTCCATAACATTTAGGAATATATAATTTATTATCACTTTCTAAATAAATTGGATATTCTTTATTTCCATTTGAAGCAAATGAATTTGAAAAATATTTAGGACTTATTAATAATTCTTTCTTAATTTTATTAATTAATTCTTCATTATCCTTTGTTTTTTTTATTCCATAACCTCTATAACTTAAAGAAGTCATATATTGCGACATTTAAATAATATCAATTTAATTTTTATATATAATTTATAAATAGATGACTATATATATAATTAGAACTTTATTAATATTATTATTAATATTCGTAATTATAGTAGATTTTAATTTACCTATTATAATTCATACTCCAACAAATCAATTAATAATTGGCATAATTGTGATATTTTTAATATTAGTTGTTGATGAAATTATAGGTTTTTTAGTAGGATTAATATTTTTAGTAATATATTTTAAATATTATCAAAAAAAAATAAATAATAAATATTCATCAACATTTAATTTACCATCATTTAATGGATTTTCATTATTAAATAATGATATTTCATCTAATGATATTATACCAAAACCTTATTCTATACAACCTGAAATATCAAATCATTATATGCAAGAAATTAATACAACTGATGAAAATTGCACAATAATTCCGCATATATCAAATGAATTATTAAAATCAGCACAAAATAATATTTATAATGAGGAAAATTATAATTTAGAAATTAAGAATGATAATTTTTATGGTATTCAAGGACTTAATACAGATAATTCAAATTATTTAGCATTCGATAATAATTTTAAGATTTATAGCGATTATGAATCTATATCTTAAATTAAATTATAAAACATCATGCCGTATATTACAATAAATAATATTATTATTTTTATTATATAATTATATGAAATAAAAATATTTGAAATATTTTCTGGTATTTTACTAATCAAAGTATCATATATATATGGATTTATAATTATTGCAATAATTATACATATAATAAATGCTTTTGTTATTAATTCATTATCTATATAATTTTTAGATATAGGGTCTTGTTTTTTTATTACTAATGGTGGTGGTTGATATTGTTGCTGTGGTGATGGTTGATATTGTTGTTGCTGTTGCTGTTGTTGCAGTGGTGGTTGATCATTAATTACATATTTAGATTGTTTTTCTTGTAATGAAAGTTCTTTTTCAAATTCATTTAATACATCTTTAACCATTGGATCAGTTAAATCATCATTATTTGAATTATTTACTGATTGTTTTAATGGTATTTTTTCAATCGATGTAATCATATTATTTTGACTTTGTTGCATATTATACATATATAAATTATATATATATATATAAGTTTTACGCAAATATTTTTTCAAAAAACCATTTATCTTCAATTTGATTAGATGGTTTTATAGAACCATTATACGCATATATTGGATTTTCATTACATCCTACATTAATTGTTTTATATTTATAACAAGTATCCTCTAATTTAAATATTTTATTATCAATATCATCATATTTAGGAGCAAAATATAAAACACAATTTTCCTTACATACACGATTAAATAATAATGCTAATGATAATCCAAATAAAGCACTTATTATTAATTGTCCCATACTACTATAAAATAACCGGTCTATCATATTTCTAGTATCTATCATATTATCTAATTTAAGTTTACTTTTTTAAATTAATGGTTGTTCTATTGCTTTATCATTACATTTAACCTCTTCTGCTAAATATTTATAACATACATCATTTTCATTTTTATAAACAATTCTATTTGCATTATATGGCGTAGGATATTTTATTACAATTTTAGGTTTAGGTGTTGCAATATAAACATAAAACATACCTATAGCAAAAGCAATAATAAACGCAAAAAAATTAAACTTAAATACTCGTTCAACCATTTATCTTCTAATAAATAATAAATATTATTGTTATAGAATTATTATGCAATTTACAGGTATTTTTAATGGTATTGTTTATATAATAAAATTTATATTTGAATTTGTAATTGAAGCTGTAATTACTTTAATTATTGGTATAAAATGGTGTTTTACATTATTTTTCCAATATTTTTATTATATATTTGCTATTGTTGCAATAATAGTAATCTTATATATAATTTTTAATGCTAAAATGGCGTATTATAATCCAGGTGGATTATTTGTTAATTTTTTTGGGATGATATTAAATCCTATAATTTCATTAATATTAAATCTATTTAATGTTATATTATATTTATTAGAATTTCCATTACATATATATAATACTATAAAATCATTTGTTCTAATATTAGTAAATATTATAAATAAAATAATATCATTTATAACTTATATATCATCATTTGTATTTTATGAAACAGATGAACATTTTTGATAAGTTTTATGATATGTATATATTTCAGGTATTTCCACATATTCAGGGGGTTTTAATGCTAATAATTCATATAAATCTTTGATATTTTTAGATATATACCATTTATTATATAATATTTCTCTTTCTTTAAAATATGCTTCATATTTCTTATTATTTGATATTCTAGGTTTATTATATGTATTCATATATATATCAATTTGTTTCATTTCCTTATTTTTCTCAATATCTTTATTTTTCTTATATTTAGTTATCTCATTTAATAATTTAATTTTCTTTAAATCAGTATTTGAATTAATATTATCAATTAATAAATTACCTAAATATATTATATTATCTTCTTTCATATTTTATATTTATTAATTATATTTTTTTTGCGTCATATATATTAGGTTGTGTTAATTCAAACATACCTTTATAGAATTCACTCAATTTTTCACTATCCGTTAATGTTTCCTCATATTGACTTATTGGAATATATTTAATAACTGTTTTTGGTGTATTAATTTTAGAATATTTTAATTCATAATAACTTTTTATAACTAATACAACACCTATAAATAATATAAATATAGCAATTGATTTCATTTATTATATATCTAATAAATAATAAAAATAATTATTCACTCATTGTTCTAGAAACAGTTTCTTCATTCACTTCCTCTTTCACTTCCTCGTTTTTCTTTGCTGAAGTCCATGGATCTTCTTCTGCTAAACTTTCAACAATATCAGTGCTATTATTTGAACTAGCAACAGCATTTGCTCGTCGTTGTTCAAATAAGTCATCTTTATTTGCCATATTTTGCTTATATTGTTTCATTAGAGTGTTAAGTTGTGTCTCTGAATATTCGATATCATTTAGATCATTTGGATTTGGAGACCATGGACACCAACATCCAACTTGACAAATATAAATATCAAACTTATTATCGCATTTTTTAATAAACTCGCTACGTGTTTTTGCTTCTTCCATAGTATCAAATACACCACGGACTTTAATTCCTCTCATAGAAGTTCTAAAATTATTTTCCTTGTGAAAATCTGTTTCAATTTCTCCTGATTTAGTATCCTTAAAAAACTTATATTGCTTATCTAATTCATTATGATTAAAAATATATTCATGATTAGAACGAATAGTTTTCATTAATTCCGCTGAATCTGGATATTTTGCCTCAAGACCATCTAAAAGTGTTTTCATATCTTTTCCAAAATTATCAATAAATCGTGAAAAATAATAAACCTCTTTATCTTTTAAAATATCTTCAGGACTTAAGAAAGAAATAAGACAATAATTTTGTCCACGGATTGGTTTATCTTCATCTAAATAATCTTTTTCTTTTGTTGATACAAATACTTCTTCCATTTTATATAATATATATAAAATAAAAATCTTATATCATTTTATAAAAAAATATATTATTATATTAGTATATAATATGAATCAACCAACTTATAGTTTTGATATATGGGAAGCTTTAATTCGTATTCTTAAATATGCGATTGAAGCAATAGTTGTTGCACTTGCTGCTTATGTTTTACCGAAGCAAAAATTACAATTTAATGAAATATGGATGATTGCTCTAACAGCAGCATGCTTATTCTCTATCTTTGATTTACTATCTCCTTCAATATCTGCTGGTGCTCGTCAAGGTGTTGGTCTAGGTGCTGGTTTCCGTCTTGTTGGTTTCCCTAATGGATTTTAAAGCGATGGAATAATTTTATAATTTAATTCTTCGCATATTTTTTTCCATATTTGATCCTGAACGTATAATTTTTCTCTGCTTTTTAATAAAGGAAAGAACTTTAAATATTCATTTAATCCTAATATTTGAAAAAACTTATATAAAACATAACTATATGATAAAAAGTTTTTTCTATCTTTGGGACAATGTTTCAAAAACGGCGCCTGAATATCCTTAAACATGGAACATAATTTTTCTTCTAATTCTGTTGAAAATTGAGGGGTTGGAATACCATTAATACGATTAATTATATAATTAATATGTTCGTAATATTTATTAATTCGCAATCGTTTTAATATCTCCCTCATTTTTGAATATGTTATTTTTTTTGTATCCATTATTTTTTCTTTTTTAATTTCATTTAGTATTTTTTCAAATATATCATTTGGAATATCCGTGCTTTCTTTTCCTTGAACCTGATTACACCATTCCCTAAAATGATTAATTCTCTTATAACTAAAATGTGATGTATCTTTTGTATTTTGTTTTAATATTGGTCTATTCTGTTCTACTAATAATAATTCTTGATATCCACAATTATCACATATCATTATTGCATCTTGTTGTAAACATATTAAAGGTATATTACATTTACGACATATTTCAGTTGATTCATATTCAATTTTTTTAATATGATATTTATTTGTTATTGCTAAATATTTATCTACTAAATCGCTTTTTTCAATTATTCTATCATCTTTTATTTCATCTTTTATTTCATCTTTTATTTCATCTTTTATTTCATCTTTTATTTCATCATTTATAATATTAAATGATTCTAATATTGATTTTGGTTTATATTTATTATTATTACAATTATTGCAATTAATTTGAGATTGTTTTTCTAACATTTCATAATAATTAAATAATATATCACTTGTATTCTCATAATATTCAATTTCATCAAAATGATTAATATTATTTATTTCTTCTCTAATTTTTTTTAATTCTTCTTTAATTATAATATTACTATTCCATAAATTATTATATAAATTATCATTCTTTATATTTTCATTATTATATTTAATAATTTCATTATTTATATTTTTATATTTATTTTCTAAATTAATTATCTTTTCTTTATAATTTATATCATCCAATATTTTTTTACTATAATTATTTATAATTTTTGTATGCATCGCATCTAATGTTGATAAATCTTTATTTATATCAACATTTTGAAATCGTTTTTTAGATGTTTTATCCTTAAACATATAATAATAAAAAATGCGAATATGCTTTTATATATCTTATTCAATATATTTTTTTCTCCTATTATAGTATAAAGAATATAGCATAAATGGGTGGTGGTCTTCTTCAACTTGTTGCTTATGGTGCTCAGGATGTTTATTTAACCGGCAATCCTCAAATAACTTTTTTCAAGGTTGTATATCGCCGTCATACTAATTTTGCTATGGAAGCAATACAACAAACATTTAGCGGTATTCCAGATTTCGGCAATACCGTTTATTGTCAAATATCTCGTAATGGTGATTTAATTCATCGAACTTATTTACAAGTTAAAGTTCCTGCAGCACCTTCAAATAATTCTTATGTTAATTATCTTGGATTACGATTATTAAAATCTGTGAGTATTGAAATTGGTGGTCAACAAATAGATAAACATTATTCAGATTGGTTATATATATGGAATGAATTATCTTTACCTCGTGGAAAACGAGATGCATGGAATAGAATGGTTGGTGCTGATAATGATGTTTTTACAAAAGAAACCACATTATTTATTCCACTTGAATTCTGGTTCTGTCGTAATATTGGTCTTGCTCTTCCATTAATTGCTCTCCAATATCATGAAGTTAAAATTAAAATTGAATTCGAAGATTTTAAAAATTGCTGTGTAGTAACTTCTAGTGGTGCCTCATCAACCGCAACTGCTACTAAATTATCAGATGCTAATTTATGGGTTGATTATATCTATTTAGATACTGATGAACGTCGCAAATTCGCCCAATTATCCCATGAATATTTAATAGAACAATTACAATTTACCGGACAAGAAACATTATCTCAATCAACACGTGTTAAACTTAATTTTAATCATCCATGCAAAGAACTTATATGGGTCGCTAAATTAACACCTACCCTTCCACGACATTGGTATAATTATAATGCTAATTTAAGTGGCGGCAGTTATTCACTTCCTGATAATTCAACAGCATTCGCTGAACCAAATATTTCAATAATTGCTGATACAAGCAATTATTATTTAGGAACATCTAATAATAATATTGAAAACAGTAATTTACAAGCTGGTATTATTGATAATATATTACCCTATACAACTAATAATTTTGTAAATCCGTTTAACACATGTTTATTACAATTAAATGGTAATGATCGTTTTAATGTTCGTGATGGAACTTATTTTAATTTAGTTCAACCATATCAACATCACACAAATATTCCTCTAAATCGTGGTATAAATGTTTATTCATTTGCATTAAAACCTGAAGAACATCAACCTTCTGGAACTCTAAATATGTCTCGTATTGATACTGCTGTTTTAGATGTTAAAACTCAAGCATCTGCTATAAGTGGTAATATTAATATATATGCTGTTAATTATAATGTTCTTCGTATTCTTTCAGGTATGGGAGGATTAGCATATTCAAATTAAATATTATACATTTTTTTTCTCCTATTATAGTATAAAGAATATAGCATAAATG